GGATCGGAGTCTAGCCGAGGTGGCGTAGATGATCCGAGACCAGCAGGCGTCCTCACTCTCTTCGAGGAGATCCCAAGTTTCTTCAAGCTCGGCAAGCCAATCGGCGACACCGACAATGGCCGCACGGTACTTCCAATGGAGGTAGCGGGGAACCTTATACAGATTCCGCATTGCATCTTCATAGAAGTCAACAGCAATCGTTCGGTATTCGCCAGGGGCGGGCGACTTGACGATCTTGAACATGGGGCGGGACTCTCCAAGAGTCTTGAGAGCGGTCTGGATTCCGCGCTGCTTGAGTTCGGCGTCCATAATAGATTCCTTTCTCTAGTTCATTATAGCACCTGTAAAATGTACGACGAGAAAGAACCCTACCCGTTGTGGGTAGGGGCGGTAGAGGGGGTTAGTTCTTTCCCCTCCGCCCAAAGATCTTGTCGGCTACGACTTTGACAAACCAGCAAATGCCAATATAGGGCAGCAGCTGCCAAAGACCAACAACGACGATGATCAAAAGGGCAAGGAGGATGATTTCAACGAACATTTCTAAATCCTTTCTCTAGTTCATTATAGCACCTGTAAAATGTACGACGAGAAAGAACCCTACCCGTTGTGGGTAGGGGTTGGGGTCAGATACGAACTCGGGTGATTAACCCGAACGCTTTTGTCGCGATAATCGAGAGCCTCTCGAAGTTCATGACAAGCAGAATCCCGGCGAGTGAGGATCCGGCACTTACAAGAGCTGCTTTATCAACAGGCGGTGATGCCGGTTCGATACCGACTTTGGCGCCTGCCAATACGGACAGCTGGTTGACAGCGACAGCATACTCTTCTCCCGCAGGATCGAGAGTTGCCATATAGTCAAGGTGGTCTTCGATCCGCTGCGAAAGCGGGGTGGGCTTTTTCTGAATGAGTTTCATATTATCTCCTTTCATTATAACACCTGTAGACACGGCGAAAAAACATAACCCTACCCATTGTGGGTAGGGGCGTGTAGAGTCAGTTTTCGAATTTGGTTTCAATTCTTTCGATCAATTCACTCCAACTCCTTTCGACTTCGACGAGGTTTACTGTAAACCATGCCGCAAGTCGAGCCGAGCGAATTCGACGGGCCATTCGAATCTGTGATTCAAGATACTGCCGGGTATCGTAGTATTTACGAAGCGGGCATGCATTGAATGACTCGATGGCCTGCCGAAGCTCAGGTTCGAACTCCTTGGCAAGGCGATTTTCAACCTTTCGGCAGAAAGTGTTGTAGAAATTCTTGATTTGGGTAAACATTTCTAATTCCTTTCTCTAGTTCATTATAGCAGTTGCGTGCCATGCGAAAACCTATACCCATTGCGGGTATAGGGGCTAGGGGTTACTTGAACGGAAGGACGATCTGCGAATCGTTCTCCCACTTCCTCTGAAGGATGTACTTGAGCATTTCCACCTCGTCGTCATCTAGTTCAATGTACTCTTCGAGGTTCTGGAGGGTGTTCAGCGTTGCCTGCTGGCAAGCACGAATCATAATTCCATGAACTCGATTGAGTTCGATGTACTTAGAGATGACGATGAAGGAAACGCCAGACAACACGATGGAAGTGGCGAGGATGAAAACGACGATGAGTTCCATTACAGTTCCTTTCTCTAGTTCATTATAGGCGCTGTTTAGGCGGCGAGCAAAAAATAGGTAGCCATTGTACACCGTACGACAGCTACCTATTTGAAATCACTTCACCTTGAGAGTGACAATCTGTCCCGACTCCGGGGCTTCTTTCAACTCAAGGAGGGCATTCTCGCCAAGACACATACGCCCATCAATCCCGAGGTCATTCTTGTTATAGTGAGCCTTGGACACGCCAAGGACCACGCCAAAGAGAGTCATCAGCACGAACAGCGTACCGTTCACCTCAGAGGCCAGCGGCCAGTGCCAAAGGGCCGAGAGACCCGTATATGCGGCCCCAATCGCCGGAAGAACAACCAGATTTGCCCACTTCAGAGTGTCATAGACAGCCGTAGGGAGCAGTGCCTTGAGAGGGGAGTCGGTAAGCTCAGTGGTCTCGCCGTGCTGCGGGGTTTCGCTCATTACTATGTCCTTTCATGTAGTCGACATCCATCACCATTGCTCGGCCATGGATTGGGAGTTCGGCCACTTCGGCCATTATCTTCTCTGCGAGACCATTCCCACCAAATGTGGAATATGGTCCGTAGAGATACTTGTTGAGGTCATGATATTCGTCCTTGGCGATCCAGCCTCGCTCGATATACTTGAGTCCCTGATCCACTATTCGATCATGGGCCAATCCAAGCAAGAGCTTTGTTTTTGCGTCTCGCTGATCGTCTTTTTTCTGGATAAATGCCCAGAATCCAGCCGATGCCGCAAGGGCGCAGATCAATGCTGTAACCACCTGAGTAATTCCCACTAGGATTGCCCCCATTAATTCATTCATATCAGGGCATGCCAATCAGGAAGTAGGGGCGAACATACACCGTATCGTTATTGACGTACCACGCGTCCGGTGTTCCAGATTTGCGCACACCGCATGCAACAGTGTTTGATTTGAGGTTGCGGAGCCAGTAAGGCTGGTTGCACATTCGTTTCCAAGGCGCTAGTCTGAATAACTCAAACTGCGACTCACAGAAACCTGCCTCATGTGGGGTGATCTGCCCATTCCAGCTTCGCCCAAAAATATGGGTTTCTGTCGGGAGGCCGAAATATTGAACTGCGGTGGTACTGCTTGTAACGTTCGCCCCAGTGAGTCCGCTGGACCATTGCTCCGAGATACTGGGGATATATGGGCCAAACCCGGCGGTGTTCCACGCGGGCATCGCATTCATCCAGTCAGTTTTGGTGAAACCTGCAAGACGCGACCCATTGTATCCGCCGCTGATTGTGTCCGTATAAGAGTACTGCGATTTAAACGCGGCTTTTGCCGGCATGACCACGACGTGATGGAAGTCGGCCGTAACACAGTCCATCCCAACAACCTCGTAATTGAAGTCGCCCAACTGCCAATAACTACCGACGCCAACATCCGCAAATGTGCCGTTGTGTATGTCAGTGTACTGATCGGTGGTGATATGGTTTCCCAGAGAGTTATTACGGAGTCCGCCCTTGGCTTGAGACTTCTCCAACACCTCAACCCTTGGAATCAGGGCCGCTGCTTTGGACGCATTTGTCTCGGCTGTAGTCAGCCGTACCTCATACTGCTGGGCTTTGTCAAGGGCGGTCTGAGCCTTGGTGGCGACCCCTTCTGCTGTAGATCTTGCAGATGCGGCGTCAGAAGCAGCCTGTGTGCTGTTCATCAAGGCAGTCTGTGCTTTGCTCTCCGCAGAGGTTGCTTTGTTCAGTGCTTGCGTGATCTGAGAAACATTGGGCGAATTACCCAGCGACGCCTCCGCATCCTGAAGCCACGTCATGAATTGGTTCTTCGCATCGCCTGCGGTTTTGAGATCCTTCTCGACCTGCTCGACTGCTTTTTGGGTAGTCTGCTGGAGACTCGAAATCATGGAGTTCAGCGAAGTAACAACCGAATCCACCGAGATCGTCTGAAGAGGGCCCGTGATGTACGGGCAGTCGGTGGTGCCCACAGCGATCTGAATATCAGCGCCACTGACCGACGACACATTTCGTGGCCGACGGATCCATGCGATTGGTATCTCATAAATGAGCGCGTCTTGCTGGAGGGCAGGTTTGACCGCTGATGCTGCGGCTACTCCCTGAAGATATTCGATGGTGTTCGCCCTGACATCCTGCCGCTTGTTGAAACGCAGGATGATCGCATCGTAACGCTCGAGAGTTCCGGAGCTGTTCGGCTGCACTGAAATATCGTAATCGCCTGAATTGTCCAGCCATGTGCCCCGACACCATGCCCGACCTGCCCGGACCCGGACCGTCGAGCCGCCTACAGCATCACACCGAAGCGCTTGACCCACGGAGTGAAACACCCCATCAGAGATGATCCCGGTAAAGAGTTGCCCGAACTGCTCGGCGCTGTAAGTTCGATCACTACTGACGGCATTAAAGAATCCACTAGTTACAGCCACAAGGGCCTCCTTTCATGTCCGTGGCATAGGCTCAAGACGAGGGTAGCCACGGTACCCTTGGTCCGCCGTCCAAGCATGGGTATACTCCAGTACTCGACAGCGCTGCTGTTTGTCTCGGACGCCGAGCATAACCCAGTCTCCGAGATAATAATGCCCTGTATCTCCGTATACCCATACGTTGTTACTGGGGGCCTCGCCCTCGATTTGATCATACAGTTTGTGCTCATAAATATAACCGAGGCCGTAAGACGTAAGTGACTTTTTCTGCTCGTAGGTCTGAAAAGCCGCTTTTGTCCAGGTGATCTGCGGCTGCGTTATACCCTCACGTCGTTGGATCCCGTTTGGCGCTCCATTATCCACCTCGAACCATACGGAAGCATTGGCATCATCATGTGCTCCATGAAGATACACATAGCCGATATTGCGGTGCTTCTGAAGGTCCTTCTCATAAACCATATTAACCAACGTTTTAGTGGTGTCTGTGAAAAATACAGGGTTCCCAGACCCCTTACCGGTAAGGTCTCTGGTTCGGTAGAAGTTGATCGCCAGCTGATTCTCATCGTGCAACCTTGTACGGAGACCGTTTTGATGGTACCGCGCCACATACAGCAGAAAATCATAGAGAGTTTTGCCATCTGGGGCATAGTCTATATAATTTCGCATATGATCTGGCGAGTCCATGATAAACTGCGGGATTTGGCGCGCGGCTTGTGCATCTTTCCCAATCGTCCAATCCCATGCCTGCTCTAGGAGGCTATACGCGGGAACACCATAGGGAAAGGACATTTCCTTGAGGATGCGCTGCTCAAGCACGACCTCAGCGGACCGGCCCGTAAGTGTGACATATGGGTCAGACCGGGTGCCTTCATATCGCACTTTCTCGATGAACATTGTCTCGGTAGAGACTGGGACCCGGAGAAACTTCCCGAGGTACTCATCAGCAGCTGAGAGTGCTTCAAACGCCCCACCCCACAGCCGCATTTCGAATTGTCCAGGCTCCTGATATCGCTCAGTCCAGATGAAAGAATTCCACTGGTGCTTGGCAATAGCCCCGGTGGGATTCAGGTTATGGTCCAGCACCTTGGCAAAATCGATGTCTCGTGTGGGCATGCTACACCCCCAAGAACAGTGGACTATACATCATATCCATAGCAGAGAATGATAGGATCGGCGTATTGTATGTGGTCCGCACCTCGAGTCGATTCTCTCCTGGATACAGCTTCGGCCACACGGACCCAAACTCGACCATCCCTGTAACCAGGACTCGCTGCCCATTATTTCTCCAAACAACCGCATAGAGATTCTCATCTCGAGCGTCAACCTCGAGAGTGTCCCCAACACCAGGCGTATAATTCATAATACGCTTATAGATGTTGAAGTCCATCTTCCATTCCCCGCCAACCTTGTGGTTGATTATACTTACGGTTCCTGGGTTATCCTTGAGCGCGAATCGGAACAAAGCCCCCACTGGCGCGTCCCCGAGATAATCCACCGTCATGATAGAGGACCGGGTGGTATCACCAAATATTTTGTCAGGGGGCGTTGAAATTGGGAATGTAAACTTGGACGTTATGGCGGTAAAATCAGTACCGCCAGACGAATATGCTTCAACTTGCCGGAAATATGGAAACGGGCAGACCAGCGAGACCTGTACGGTTTGCATAGGTGTAAATATGCTAGGAGCGACGCTCTCCACATAGGCGTCAATGGTGTATGTCCGGGCCATCGTGAGAACATTCACCAATACTTTCTCTTTAACTGGAAATGCTCGGTATAGCACTCGGCGACGATCTTGTGGATCTGACTCCGGTAGTGCAAATGACGCCACGATATTTCGCGCACCAGTCTTGACTCCTGTAAAGAGCCCGCCGTCCACATTGTAGACGCCCTCCATTGACACCTCGGCCTTGACTGGGCCGATTCCATCAATTTCAGTAACGATTATACCGTTGGCGGAAACACCCTCGAGTGGGAAATCGTACGTTTCCCCACGAGCATTGCGAACGGCAAGCCCTTTAATCATACGGAAGCCTCCTCAAGCTGTCGGAGCTGGTTTCGAGTCTGACGGTAGATTGTCATGGAATCCAACGTCTCTGGAGAATGATTGTGCTGCTCGAAATGGACATTCGTGACCTTGGACGTGACTGGAGGTTCTTTATCCGAAGACGCCTGAATATTCCTAGCCCGTGCCTGTTCCAGATTTGCATTCTGCGCATTGACCGGGATCGGGGTGGCTCCGAATATTTCGGGAAGCGTTTTCGCGTCTTTTCGAACATCGTCAAGGTTGAGCACCGGAGTGATCTCCGGGCGCATAGACATGTCTATGTCGTCGAAACTCATGTTCCCGAAGCACTCATTAACAGCGTCAACAAGCTCTTGTGATACACCATCAACGGTTCGCTTCGCGTCCGGAGCGCCATCTTCGAAGCCTACACCAAACCCCTGGATTGCGTATTTGCCAATTTCTGCAAACACTCGGGATGGGGACTTGATTCCAAGCATGCCTTTGACTCCATTCACGATTCCGCTGAAGAAATCGCTGATCTTCTTACGAATCCAGTCCGCAATACCAAGAATACCCTTCCAGATACCCTCGACAATTGCTTTACCAATCCCCATAAGGAACTCACCAATGCCAAGAAGTGCGGCACCAATCCCATCAACAAGGGCCTTGAAGATCGCCTTCACGAGTCGCCCAATAGCTTCGAACAGCGCATTGTGGTTTTCATCAATAGCCTTGGCGAGACCGTTGATGAATGCTATAGCGACCTTGAACGCCCCATCAACTATCCTTGGAATCCCGTTCGCTAGTGCTTGCAGGAATTTCGAAATAGCATCGACCGCTACCTCGACAATTTGCCCGATGTTATCCCTCAGGGATGTCAAGAACGCGAGGATGAGATGGAATGCTGTGTCCACGATCTTCGGAAGGACAGTCATCATTCCGTCACATAGGGCCACAATTGCCGTAACGGCCATTTCTACAAGTCCTGGAATGTTGTCCACAATGGCTTGGATGATGGCACCAATCAAAGTGGACATGGCATTCCGAATTGGCTCCTGGTTGTTCGAAATGACTTCTGCCATTTTGACCAAACCAACAGCCATCTGCTCCAGGAAGTACGGGACCATAGAGATCAGACTTGTGAATGCGGCAGTTAGCACGCTGATACCAGCCGCTCCGGACACACCTAGCATGCCTAGGCCGATCGCAAGGAGAGTAATTCCAGCGCCTGCAATAGCCACAGCCGCTGCGAACCCCATAAGTGCAAGTGCGAGGCCTTGCATCGCAGGTATCACTGGCTCAAGAATCTTCGCGGCAAGACCGAGAACGGCCAATGCAGCGGCAAGGGCAAGAATACCAATTGTAACGACGACCCATCCGGCATTTCCAAGCATGAGGATCACGGGCACCAACATGCCAAGCGCGATCGCTAGCAGAATCATGGACGAAGCAACCTTGGGGTTGACCTTGGTTTTTGCCATGATAGCCAGTGCAAGCGACATGGACATCAACATAGCCGCCAGGGCAGTTACCCCGACAGTGACCTTGTCTACATCCATCTCACCCAGTGTCTTGACCGCATAAGCAACCGCCAGCACGCCAGCCGCCACAAGCGCAAACCCAGCGCCCCCATTCAAGGCCTTCTTCTTGAGTCTCTCGAGGGTTCCGCCAACTGCGAGCATGACGATCATCAGTGAGACCAGCCCCTGCTTGATGACTTCGGGCTTCATAGTCCCAAAACGCTCGACCGCAGCCGATAGGCGTTCCATCGAGATAGCAAGTGCGATGATTGCCAAGCCAGACTTAGCTGCGGCTTTACCATTCCCCGCAAGCCGGATGAAGCCACCAAGAGCCACCAGCAGGGCAGTCACAGAGATAAGGCCCTGCGTGAGAACCCCTAGGTCCATCTTGCCGAACTGCTCAACAGCCTTGACCATAATGAGGATGCCGAGCGCGAGGGCCGTGATAGCCACCCCAGCCTCGAGGCTCATCTGAGAATCAAAGTTCTCAACAAATGCCAACACCAAGGTTAGGATAGTGGTGAATGCGATCATACCCTTGGCCAAAGCGCCAAGCTTCATATCGCCAAGGGTCTTGACAGACTCGGCCAGTACTCGAATAGCCACGCCAAATATGACAAGGGCTGCGGCGCCTGCGGCCATTCCCTTGGTGTTCCTGACCATGTTCTGCATGACTTTTGTCAGGGACTTCAGGAGAATCTTGGTCGCGATGAGCCCCTTAGTGAGGCTCCACCAGTCCTGCTCGCCCATCTTCCGAACTGCACCGGCAAGGATGGTGATGGCTACTGCCATGAGAATCATGCCGGTGGCTGCTTGCGCAAGACCTCCGAGGCCATTGTCCTTGTTGAATTTGCTGTACCATGCCATCATACCGAAGACCTCCGCCAGGAGGACCGATATGGCAGTAAGGCCCACAGTCAGCTTGACTGGGTCAATCATGGCGAGCAATGCGACAGATGCCGCAAGCACGCCCAGAGCTGCCGCGATCAAGAGAAGCGTCCGAGCTTTGACCTCACCAGTCAACGCCTTGAGATGGTTCTTGACGGCGTCCATAACCGCCCCGAACTTCTCAATTATCTCGTTGACTTCTCCGATACCCTTTTTAACCTTCTTGGTTATACCAGACAGGTTATGCACCAGCGAAATCAACATTGCGCCAATTCCGGCGCCCATGGTAAGGTTGAGGGCCGCCATGAACTGGTTCATACCGAGTTCTTCGTCGCCACTCTTGAAGAAGTTCTTCAGGTGGTCGCCAAACTCTTTGACCTTATCCCATGCCTTCTGAAGCCATGTGCCGATCTTTTCAGCAGCGCTCTGGACCTTCCCCGCAAAGGCGGTTATGCGTTCAATCGCCTCGTTCTTAAGCCCGTCCGCCCCTTGGGCGGTGTCACTCCCGATCTTGGCTAGCTGCTCGTTGACACCATCAGCAGTCTCTTTAGCCTTTGGTATAAGCTCATTCTTGAGCTCTACGAACTTATTCGCCGTATCCGCAAAGAATGCCCCCATCGCTTCAGCCAGCGGTGTTAGCTTTTCGATAGCCGCCACGCCGAAATCAATAATAGCCTGTCTGGCATTGCGGATAGCATTCATGAAGACATCGCCTTCGCGAATGCTCGCCCTGAGACCCGTTACCCAATCCGCCAGACCCGCAATCCATTCAAGAATGCTACCATGGCCCTTGGGGAGGAGGTCCAACATCTCCCCAATAAACGTGCCGAATGCCCGCCCAACAGTCCCGACAAGATCACTGATGATACCGAGAATCGAGAATAGTCCTGTAAATATACGCTGGAGTTTAGCCGCCGTCTCGCCAGTCGGCTTCAACTTCGAAGTGAGATACTCCAGCGCCTTGGATATACCGGCCAGGGCTTCGCCTGCTTTGGCTGGCGGAAATACCGTCTGCCAAGCATTCTGAATCGGGCCAAGAATGTTCCCGATGCCTTCCAGAATGTTCTTCAGGGTCTGGACCATAGCAGTCCGTCCCCCGGCGTCCTTCCATGTCTGGAGCATCAGGTTTCTGGCGTTACTCATCCCGTCGATGACGGGGGAGAAGTAATTGTTGAGCCAGGTAAAGAGGTCTTTGGCTTCCTCGAAGTCGCCGAGTATAATGCGGAAGGACTGCGCCCAACCAGATCCAACCGCCTCTTTCAGGGTGTCGAAGAGCTGTGTAGCAGTCTTGACCTCTGTCGCCGCCTTGAATGCGGTCTGACCGAGCTTCTCATAGTATTCGGCCTGGGACTCCGTAAAGCCCTTGGCCATGAGATCGGCTTTGGTCATAGAGCCAGTCATGACATCCAGAGCCTGAGTCAGAACGTCTGACGAAAGCCAACCACTCTTCAGGGAGTCTCGGAACGAGCCATTCTTGAACATCGCCTTGGACTTTTTGTCCAGCTTGTCGATGGCTCCAGTTGCGAGCGCAGTGTCCTTGAGCAGCTGCTGGAACTGCTCACCGCCAATACCAGCATTGACGACCGAGTTCCAGTCCTGAAGACCGACGCGACCAGCCGCCAAAGCCTGGGAAAGCTGGTACATCGCCGTTGAAGCCTGCTGGCTATTCGACCCTGAAAGGGCCGCCAGGTTGGCAATACCCTTGATGGCCTTTGTCGCCGGCTCCAGCTTAACACCGGCCGCTGTAAACGTACCGATGTTCTTGGTCATCTCGGTAAAGTTGTATATGGTTTTGTCTGCGTATGTGTTCAGATCGTCCAAGTACTTGTTGACCGTCTGAACGTTCGTGCCTTCCTTCAGGGTGTTCGCCAGAATAGTCTGGACTGCACCCATTTGGGTCTCGTACTCCCGGAAACCATCCATGATGGGGTCGAGAGTCAGAGCTTTGAGAATTCGACCGCCGGCGTCAATCGCCTTGTTGGTCACATTCGTGAGCGCGGTGATTGCAACCACATCAAGGGCGCTGAACTTCTCCTTGATACTATCCAGCGCTCCACGAACGCCTTCCATTTTGACATTACCGAGCTTGTCTGCTGACGCAGCAGCCTTGTCAAAGTTCAGCGACTGATTGAACTTGGCCAAAGACGCACTGGTTTGTGCAATGCCTTGTTCGAACTGCTTGTTATCGAACTTCATTGCGACTACGCGGTCTTCAATTTTACTCAACTGAGGATACCACCTTCCAGACGTCTTCCGCTATGCGGCTCATTATCGGTTGAATCGCAGGGTTGATATAATCCCGGCCCTGTACATACCCGCCAGTACCAGTTCCATGGCCGTACTGGAGAATGACCGCGATAGGTACACCTTGGACCACATTGGTGTTGGTCCACACGATCGAGTAAGTCTTTCCGGATTGCTTGACCTCATACCCCCAAGACCCGGCAGTCTTTCCCGAGTCCTTTGGGGTCGCGGCCGACAAAGCATCCACGCCCATTGAACCATAGACTTTGAGCCGTTCAATAATATTAGGACGCGTGAGTTTCGCCAAGAACTTCTGGGTTTTACTGAAGTCTCCCTGGGAGGTTACGTAGAGCATTTGCTAGAACCCCCTTTTAGCGGCCTCCGCTCGTCGCTTGGCATTGATCTCCCGATACTGCCGAGCGACCTCGTCTTTTGAAAGCTGCTTCTTGTTGGGATTATTATTGATGGAACAAACCCGAATCAGCGTTATCAGCCGATTAAGATTCCATCGCTCACACTCGAACGGTATCTGAAGAGCGACCATCCAGGAGTATATAAGTTCCGACGTGATAATCTGCGAACTCGCACCGTGGCCTCTCGAGTTGATTGTAGTGGCGGTGTGCGGGTTCTCGAGATACGCCTGTAGCTTCTCCAGGTGCTCATCCCGAAGCCCGGCTAGATCTAGCCGGGTGATTGGAGTCTCTGACATGCATGTGATGTAGTCCATCAGCTCGTCATTTGTCAAGTCCTTGGCGTTGACAAATGGTTTACAATGGACGGACTCCCATTTTGACAGAGAAAGCAGCGAGTGCTCCAGCTGGAGGGTCACTGCTGGGGTAATGATGAACCGGCTTGTCGCTTCATCAAATAGTCGACCCCCGGAAATCTCTAGCTGGAGCAACGCTGCCACCTCCTTTCAGTTACTGGAGAAGAGTCTTGATCTCGTCTGGCAGGGGCAGCTTCGGCTCAGTGCCGGTGCCAGTATCACCCTTACCGTACAGCACCTCCTCCAGCTTGGTCCACTTCCCCGTCTCGATCTCGGTCGAGCGAATGACGAGGTGGGCGGTCGGCTTCATACCAGTCACATTGACAGGCTCTGTATCGAAGCTCCAAGACAGCGCAGCAGGTTCGGGCGATTCGTTGATCGTCTCGCGATCCTTAGACGACGGGGATGCAGTCGCACCGTATACGAGATGAATCTCGATACCGTGCTCAGTGCTATCGGTATCGTTTCCGATCAGCGTACGGTAGCAAAGCCCAAACTTCTTGCGCGTCTGCTGGGTGGCCATAACTCCCTTGGTGATCTCGGCCATGCCATCGCACTGGTCGAATTCCTTGGGCGAGTAAAATGCCTCGATCGTACCCTTGAACGTTTCCGTCGAGATGATGTTCGCGTATACGCGGTTATCGGCGTACTTCTTGTTGGATTCGGCGCCCTCCGGGCTTTCGGACACCTTGGTCAAGCCCGACCAAGCCACTCCGTCCTGGTACTTGCCGCCTTCGCCCATGACATAAAGTACGCCACGGTCTACACCAACACTATAGAGTCGCTTGGTGTTCTCGTCCCACTGCAATGCACCCTTGGCCATCAGGCCTCCTTCCTATCGGTGCAAATATACAACATCATGGTAGATGTTGTTGCTGACATAATGCCTGGCGAAGTCTGCACCAGGCAAACATGCTATTTTCTCCGACAGGTCGCTGTCGGGGTCTTGGTACATGACAATGACTTGATACCTAGTGTTGACCAGGTATGCTATATTGTCGGCCCGTACCGGGCGGATGTCCTGCTTGTAATACACGATACATGGATAGGACATCTTAACATTGGGCGGGGGTTGGAAATATACCTTATCAGTTCCGAGTATACCTTTCAACTCGCGATGAAGATCAAGCCGGCGGTTCATTGTACACCTTCCCAATCGTCAGCTCAAGTCGCGGATACACGAGCTCCGCGTAGGACACTTTCCATTTAGCCCCCGCCCATGTTACATACCTGATGGCGGCAAAGTCATCTTTCAGAATTCTCGGGAGCATGACCGAGATGGTATTGGACAATACGAGATCATCGTTGAGCGTTTCGTTGCCGTCGAACCGACGGGCGCACCGCTTGATGTCGCCTCGCGCGTATACTTCCTCCACCTTCTCGACCCATACACCTGGGGCTTTTTCCACCGTAGTGACATAGCCGATCTTCCCACAAAACTTTGCCATTTTGAACTTTCTAGGCCTGGGCCATCTCCAGGACCATCGCCGAGCCCGGACGGACCAACGCCCCGGACATGCGAGTCTCCAGCAGGTACTTCTCCTGGTTGAAGTCCAGGTCGAAGTCGTCAAAGAAGGAGATCTGGCCGCCCTTATTGGTGCCCGTGGTGTAATCCTGAAGGTTAACCACAATTGCCTTAAGGTCGTACTTCTTGGTATTAACCTCGCGTGCCAACTTCTCCATGACAGGAACACGAACGATCTTGGCCACCCCGATAGCCGAGGCCAGTGCAGCTTCGGTATCGTACAGACGTCGACCGATCTGATCCTTCTGAAGCAGCAGGTCTGTCACGAACTTGCTGGGGGCATACAGAGTCGGGGCGCCTGAACCACGGTAGTCGTCCAGACCACGAATCAGTGCCTCGACGCAGGCATCAGGCTTGGTGTCCTTGGCGACCTGGACCTTGTACGAGTAAAGCTCGTCATCCTTCCAGATCGGACGAATGTTGTCCTCGCTGATCTTGTCATCATCAGTAACTTCACGACCGTCGCCGACCAGAATCGCCCTGGCGATTTCCTCGTCAAGCATCAGACGCATCTCGCCCTTGATCCAGGCGATCACATCGAAGTCGGTGATGTCCAGGACATCATCCCGATCAAGCCGCTGCTTCTTGTAGATGGTCTTGGGGTGGGTGACACGGTGCAGAAGGGTGAAGACCTCGTCCTTCTTCTTGGTTCCGGTCTTGTAGCCCTTCGCTCGGGCATTGTCTGCGGTAATATCCGCCAGGATCGTCTTGATCTTGGTAAAGGGTGCGTGACGAGTGCCATTCAGAACGCCGGCCACCCACTCCATCCTCCGAGAAATGAACTCGGGGGTGTTCCACAGAGTCTTGGCATCCGGGAACAACGTATTGATGTCCTTGATACCGTAGTCATTGGCATGCGCCAGGAAAGACTCGGACAGCTTGATGTGCCGATCCTGCGCAGACTTGAGGACAGTCATGAACTGGTCATGGGTCAGCGTCTGCGACGGAGCCTGAGTCGCTGATCCCTGGAAGATGTTGTGGGTCAAAGTAGATCCTTCCTGTGGTTTGTCAGCGGAGTGCTCCGCTTTGTCAGAAGACTCTTCGGACTTCTTTTCGTCCGAACCAGAGTCCGCCAAGGCCTGAGTGATGAGATAGGCGACAGCGTTCTGCTGCTTCTCGGACATGCTGTCAATAACGTCCTGGATGGTTTCGTCATCGTCCTCCGAGTCGGACGAGTCCTTGTCTTCTCCGTGAACCAACAGCTCGCCGAACTGGATGATGGCGGCGTCTTCTACCTCGTCGGAGAACCCATCCCCGTGAGTGATATACACCGCATCGATCTTCGCCTCACGATTGGCTCCGGCAAGCACCAAACTTACTTCTCGGATGTTTCCGAAAGTAACCGTTGTGCCATCATGCCGCAAGTCATTAGCAAAGATGGAGAGAGAGTTCAGATCCCCATGCTTCACCTGCTTGCCCAAGTTCTGGGCGGCAGTGGTATCATTGAGTGAGCACTCTGCATACATTCCATCATTGCGACTATGAAGAAGTGCGTGCCCAACGATGTTCGTTGGGTCCTTGTGGTCGTGCCCATACAGAAGCGGGACCTTATGGTTGTCCTGATGGGCGAATGCTCCCTGGCCGATGATCCGACCGTCCGAGCACAGAACACCACTCTTGGTGGCGTATCCTGAAAAGTCAACTTTCATTTTGAAGGTCGACTCCTTCCTGTAGGGACGGCTCGTCGGCCGTCGTGTTTGTGTCCTCGACCGGCATGTTCGGATTTCGAGGAACGTCTGCTTCAGGGGTCGCTACAGGCGGTAGCCCTATTGCAGCACGCATTTCATTCGTACTCATGACTTCATTCCGAATCAGCTTGTCCGCGAGATCGGCCAATGTTGGAAGAGATGCCAACGCAAATGGGTCGCGGAATGCCTGGATATCCTGGTGCTGTGTTCGAGCCGTCTGCGTGAGGAACTTACGGCGAAGCTCTGCCGTAACAGCAATGGTGATTGGTTTAACCACCCTGGCATAGTAGTTCGCCATGGCCTCTGGCGGGGCAGTACCGTTGACGATCTCCTCGGTCAACGCAAGCTCTGTGTAAAGTCGCTTGGTGAGATACTCAATCTGAGCAAGTAGCGTATTCTCAGCGGGTCGGTTGAGCTGCGTAATTTTCTCGGTGCCGTCAATGTACGCTACGCCATACTGAGCTCCTTTGAGCTGCTGCTCAATATCTGTGCGACGACGCTCTGCTTCTGCACGTTTGGCATCCGACTTGAGCGCGTATGGAAGCTGAATGATGATGTCGAGTTTGTTTGCCCGAGCTTCCTCATCGGCAAGATCCAAAAGGTTGAGTTTTCGCATCAACCTCTGGAACGTGCCAGAGGGTTCGTTCATGATCGTGTAGAGTGGCGACTCCACAATGGCACAGATCTTCTTCGGAAGCGGAACTTCCTCAATCAGGCCTGTATTCTCATTGTATAGTTTGACCTTGACTGTATCCGGCCACCATTCAGTAACCTCACCAACCCGAAGATTCTTGATATTGTACGAATCCGAGACGAGTGGATTGTAGTCGGTTTCTACCGGGACAATAGCCGCGACGCCAACATTGAGGAGTGTCTGATAAATATCCTGTCGGAATGCAGCGCCACTCTGATCGATATTGGCTGAAACGGTAAGGCACCGCTGAAGAGTGGAGTCTATTGCCTGAACATATCGCCCTTTGTCATCGGTTCGAATATGCTGGATCACCGCCTCGGCGCAATCCATTGCGATTCGAGTACGCACCGATGCAAGGGTTGAGCGATCTGCTCCTCCACTGTAGTGAACTGCATATGGCCGAGCCGCGTAAGAGAACCCTCGACCTGATGGAGCTTCACGGCGAGTGAATGCGTTCCACGCATGGGCCAGTCTAGAAAGCAATCCCATTTTGACCTCCTTTCACTCAAAGTCCTCTTTGTGAAGCTTGAAAGCGATGTAAGCGTCCATCATTGCTGCTACACAGTCGATCTTTGCCTCGTTCCGGCGCTTGGTAAGCTTCCGGTTGGCGTTTGTATCCTCCATGGTCACTGTATTTCCCATGCAGAAAGACATGATTGATTCGTCAAAGATCAGTTCACGCTTTTCGGCAAACTTCTTGAGCTCGCCGAGAGGCACCGACTCTGTTCTAGCCCCCTGAATGACTGTCTCTATGGCATAGGGACCATAGTCTCGCTCCCATTTGGCGACAAACTCTTTGGCATTGAATGGGTCAAACCCGAATGAACGGACATCGTATTCCCGCTCTTCAATGTGCTTTTCGAGATCATCATAAACAGTTCCGGCTACATCCAAAACCGTGCCTGGCATTACGATCAGAGTACCCTCTTGTATGAACTCATCATACTTGGACCTGATTGACGCATGCAGCTTGTCCAGGGTGTACTGGGTAATGTATGCTCTGGTTTTTATACCAAACGACCCATCCGCCAATGGGAACAAAAATGTAAATGCACAGAAGTCGTCCCCACGTGACAAGTCCGCCCCCAGAGAGCAAGGCATCTTCCAGAAGTCATGCAGTCTATGGGGTAGCGTTTCCTCGTATGTGAAGAAGTACGTGAACCCCTCAAGCGGCAGCCCAAACCTCTTGGCGAGAATGTCGTTGCGAGCAGCTGGAGAAGCCTCCGCGCGCTCAACGTCCTCGTAGTATGTTTCATATGAAACAGTAATACCGATTGTCGGCTGAGCCTTTACCCACATTGACGGATCGGCTACCTCCAACACAGAGTCGAGCTTGTAGTGCCAGATGGAAACATGCGGCTGATAGCTCTCACCTCGAAGAATCTTCTGGAGTTCCATTTTGACCGCGTCACCTGACCCATTCCGGACTGTGCCCTCGGACGAGATAGCTATGATCGCATAACCTTTGTTCTTCGACGCGCCCTGCTCGATGGCCCCGACAACGTCCTCCCGGACATCTCCAGACAGCCACTCGTCCACCGAGTTATACTTGCTTCGAAGACCTTGGAGCTTATCGATGGTCATGGGGCGGATCTCAAGAAGGGATCCTGTGAGAAGGTTCTCGATTCCTTTCTTTGTGGAGACCAGTTGCTGGCGCAGCGCCCTGCTGCCCGTGGTATTCTGGAGCGATCCATAGGTCAGCATCTTGAACAGCGGTCCGCGGTGTCGTGTAATGGCGGTCTTGATCGGCGACATCACCTCGACTGCTTGTGGCATCGTGGGGGCGGTTGTCACCTGATGGGTCGTAGCCGTGTCCATAACCAACCAATAGATCTGCCAGAATGCGGCGTACATTGACTTGGCGGCGCCTCGTGCTACGATGATATACTGCTTCTTGGTCAGTCGTTCCTTGACCAGCTGCGTCTCGTGATGACCACCGATTCCGTCTTCATTCGGGATATACACTGAACGTTCAACGAACCTGTACCAGCCCCACAGTTGCTCACCCCAGAGTTTGAACGTGTCGAGGAGTTCGACATCCTCACCATTGGTGAGTGTAAGCTCATTCTCGCAGAACCGAATCCACCCATCGATAGCCTCATCATCGTAATACATGTCGGGGTCATCGATCAATGCATCGATTCGGTTCATCTCCATGGAGAGTTCCTTGCATACTGGAATCTCCCCACGGAGGACTTTGCCGCGAAACTCGCCGTAGTACTTAGGTACCGCGGTGTTTGATAGCATTTTGACCTTTCATCGAATCTTAATCCGCTTGAAGGTCACGCCTGCAATTGACGGGCGGCCGTTTTCGTCAACTGTGTAGGTTGGCTCCCGATAAGCAACCGTCTCACCGTTTCTAACGTACTTTTTGGATTTTTGGCTCGCCTTGAAGTTGCCCCACGATTCCTTTATCTTGTTGTAAGCTTTTCCGGCATTAGCTCCCGCGCTTGGCGAGGGCTTTGCCTGGGGTGTGGGGCTTGGGGCTTTTGGGGCGGGGTTAGAGTTCTGGGTCTTTGGCGCTGAAGCCTTGGTTGATTCCCGACTTACTTTGGCTTTGTTGACAGCTCTGTTCTTCGACACATCCACGAGGTACTTTCGAGCACTCGTGACGATCATCTGAGAGGCATTCTTGGCGATTGCGTCCTGAAGATTGTTTGCCAACTTCGTACCGAGCCCTTTGATCCACTTCTTGCCCGGAGATACCTTTGGTGCAGTGAGTTCGGCATACTGCTGGTCCAGCCGCATGCGGTTAATAGTATCCTGAAGCTGCTTATCCGTAAGATGCGCTGTATTTGGGCGGCGAACAAGTCCCCCTGATGGTTTACTCATAGTACTGTGATCGGGCATTGCCACATTTGGGTTTCCCGTCTTTTTTGGACCAACAGTGCTTGGGTCAACCATCCCGACATTCTGGTTTTTACGGCGAGCCAGCTCATTGACTGCCTCCGTATCGACCCGAGACTGCCGCTTTTTTCGAACCCCCCACTTCATCCCTTTGACTCCGTGGTGGGCGAGAAACGTTTCTAGCTCCGTCCCCATTTATCAACCCCTCTTTCAAACCTCTCATAGTGGTAAATAATTCGGTGCTGTAGCTCGGTCAGACGTTTCTCGATCGGAGTGACAAGAAACGCATTCTGTGGAGGATCGAATGCCATTTTGGTTCGGAGGCAGACGTACTCCTTGATGTGCGGAGACCTGTTGGGGCCGAGCGCCGCCCATTCCAGGTCCTGATCCATTTCAACCGTGTGCTGCATTCCGAATTGGACGAGGTCGGCAAACGCCATCTCGATCATAGGCTTGAGTTGCTTATCGTAGTCCCAAAAATCCCATGGGATATTGAGATACTCCTTGACATCAGCCAATACGGTCATTTCGCCTCTTTCCCCACAGAAGCGTATCACCCGGGACACGCTCTACATGCGGTTTGGGTAGGAGCCCAGAATCCCCGAAGTGGATCGCCTCGTGAGTCATCATCGAGACCGAAATCAGATACTCAGGGTCGAGAATTGTGATCTCTCCGTCTTTTAGCATCTGGACGTCCATCGGATTTATGTGATGAACATAGATCTTCCCTTTGATCGGGTAGTCTCGATGTCCCATATCATAGCCTTGGTCGCGAGCGATGACTTCTTCACGCACCGATTTCCACTCAGAACTTGCATAGAAGCGCTGATTAAGCCAGCGGTCGCCACCAAAGGTGCGTTCGCCCGGACGTTGATTACCAATTCGCAGGTATTTGTACCGATCAAAGTAATCTTCCAAGTGATTGAGCTTGGTGAATGTGCGCCTAGTCAGAGGATCGGTAACTCCGCATGGCTTCAATGGCCTTGGCATACATCTCATCCAATCGTTCGTTGGCCTCAAGGGCCCTTGTTTTGGCCTCTCGCTCCGCTGTATCAGCCTTGATCCGAGCCAACTCGACCTCGTTGCGCACAGTTGCGAGTTTGAGGTAGTGATTAACGATGGAAAGCGGTGGATTATCTCCTCGAAGAAGCTCCTCCGCTTTATCCATCGCTAATGCAATCATGGTTTGCTCTCGAGCTTCTCGGGTCAGGGCCGGTCGAGACGACTTTCGGCGACTCGCCATGGTGTTTCCTTTCCCTTCTGCCCGGTTTCGAGCCAGAAAAAATGCCCTCCGGGGTATTTTTTGGGTGGCCGTCGAAGCAGTAGGGGGGTCTTTTATTTGCGACCCCCCC